TCCACCATATAAACCGAAGGGTTCAACTGCCATTGTTCATCCTAAATTTTATCTAATATATTATTTATCTATAAACATTATCTTTTCCCTACAAAAAAAACACCCGTTAGTGCTTTTTTATTAAATAATATATGCTTACAAGACAGCCAACTAGACCCTTATGCGAACATTGCAATGTATCATTGGCTAAACCAAATGGTGTAAGTAAACATGGCTTTAAGAAGTGGCACAAGTATTGTGTTGATTGTGCTAAGGGTGCATATAACAGTAAGTATGGTTACTTACTACATAAGAAAGATAAGTGTGAGAAGTGTGGCTTTGTACCAGAAGATAAATGCCAACTAGATGTTATCTATAAAGATGGTAACAAGAAGAATAAAGATAAACGCAATCTAAAAACATTGTGTGCCAACTGTAATAGAGTGTATCAAAAGAAGTTGAAAGAAAAGCGTAAGAGTATTTTAGATATTACAAGTGATACTGACTATACTCTTTAATAGCTTTTTTCTTCTACTATTGTACTGCCCACAAGTTCATTGATTTGTTTTTTAAGACTGGCACGCAAATCGTTTTTCAGATAGACTTGTCTTGCTGTTTCAATGAATTTATTATCAAATCTTTGATTCTTTTCACATTCTCGTTTATAATTCTCAATGTGCCATAACTCTAAGTTTACACCATAAAGTTTAGATTGTAGTGAATCAACATCTATATTAAGACTGTCTTTAAGTTCTTCTAATAGTTGTAGCTCTTGTTCTATATTTTTAAGTTTTATTGTGTCTACTATTAAGATAGATTTAATTTTTAGTATAGTAATCTTATCTATTAGTTCACCTATTGAGATTGGAGCATGTATAATCATAATATTATATAGTCTACAAAACTATAGCCAACAAAAAAGCACCCCGAAGAGTGCTTGATTGTAACTTCCCATCCCGAGGGTAAAAAGTTTGATTCCGATTTATTGGAATGTAAGATTTTGAACTGCGATTTCACCAACGTAATCAGCCGCATTACCGAAAGATGATGCAGTGTTAGTTAATTCGATGTAACCATAACGTGTCATAAATGATACGACTGGTTCGAATGTTGATGGATCTAGAACAACACCACTGCTCATCAATGGAATGTATGGGCAATAGAATGCTGCCGCGTCAGTTTCGCTAGAACCCTTATAACCAACCAATACAGGTGTTGTATCAGGAGCATAAGAGTCAACGAACACACGCATAGCGCCGTTCAATGTACCAACGAACTTAGTGTTAGTTGGAGCTTCGAAAGTACCTTCTGTTGTACGAGCAAACGCTGAAGTAGTTGCAGATTGCAATACTGTCAATGCGGCGCTAGAAACAACAGCCCAGTTACCTGCGCCACGACGTGTACGTTGGGCGATCAAGTTAGCAACACGGTTGATTAGAACAGCTAAGGCAGCGTGTTCGTCACCAACGTAAGTAGCTGTACCTGATACAGTAGCTTGGTTGTATGTATACTCTGTAGATGCTAATGTACGCAATGACAATAGAATCTCTTGGTCAATCTCAGCAGTAATCTCTTGTGCAAGAGCTGCCATGATTTCTGCTTCTACGTCAATACCATGTTGAGACTGAGCATCTTGTGCTGCCTCAAATGTCCAACGTGCTTGCAACTTACGTGACTTAGCTTCAACAGCTTGACGCAAGATTTGAACAGAAATCTGACGACCTCCGTTACCTTCAAGAGCCGCAGTGTTGTTACCTGTGTAACCTGTTGCAGTTGCATCGTTAGATGGCTGACGTGAATATGCCTGAGCAATAGTGAATGGGCTCAACGCTTCTTGACCAGCAGTAACGCTAGTTTGAGCGGCAGAGTTGTCCACTAAGTTTTGTGCATAACGTACACGTAGTGTATGGATCTGACCAACTGGGCCAGTCATTGGTTGAACACCAACCAACTCGTTAGCGATAACAGTTGGCATAACACGACGGATAACTGGTAGAATAACACGGTTTAATGTAGCGATGTTACCAGCTGTAGTTGTACCTGCTGAAGATTCAGCAAGTAGTTGTTTCTTAGTATTTTCTAAGATAACACCCATAGTTGAGCGGCGAGTGCCCTTTAAGCCTTCTAACAGAGCTTCCTTGGTCTCGTCCCAACGGCTTTCTAATAGAACTTTTGACATTTATATTTCTCCTAATCTATGTCTTTTTAATTAAAGCCCTGCCAGACGCTTGATATCGATAACGTTGTCACGTTGTTCCATATCAACTTCTTGTTTGGCAGCTTTATCCCCTGTAACTTCACTAATCATCTTTGACTCTGCTAAGTTAGTCTTTACAGACTTCTTAACGGTGCCAGTGTTTAGTACGGCTGGTAGATACTTATCGAAAGTAGCTTGCAGTTTACCTGTTTGCACACTCTCTAGTAAGTTCTGCATTACTGTTGCTTTTTCCTCATTAAGAGTAGAAAGTAACTCAGTCATGGTCTTCTCACGAAGGTTAGACTCTTTAATAATACGAACTTCACGTTCTTTTGATTCAACTAACTTTTTAGTGTTGTTGATTTGTGTAATGGATTCTGCTAATTGACGATCTTTATCTTCTAATTTTTGCATTAGTTTTCTTGTCTCAGCTTTGTCATTTAAATGAGTAACTGAGAATTCACCTGCAAAACTTTCGAAAATTCTACGACCAAAACTGTTTTCTTTTGCAATTTTGATATCTTCTTTCAACTGGCCTAATTCACCCTTTAACTGTCCTGCTACAGCGATAGACAATTTCTTAGCAGATTCAGCAACAAAACGTGCCTTCAATGCTTCTAATTGTTTACGACCTTCTGCAACTAACTTGACCTTAGCTTCAACAACTGCCTGTTTATCTTGAGAGAACTCTTTGATTTCACGGGCTAGTGCGTGAACAATAAATTGTTCTAGCTTTTGTTGACTTTCTTTAGCGATAATACGGTCTGAACGTAGTTCTTTGATTTCTTCAGCTAGTTTAGTAACCATAAAATCATTGAATTTTGTAGCAGATTCACGTAGTTTCATTTGTGCTTTCACACGGTCTTCGTTCATTGCTTGCTTCTCAGAGTGAAATTCTTCAATTTCTTCTGATAGGCTTTCTGTAACCATCTTGTCAAGGGCTTCTACCATTACGCTTCTGTCATGTTCATAACGTTGTGCGAATTCTTCGTGTAATTCTGCACGGACTTGCTGGCGAGCCTCATTCAATTTAGATTCCCAGGCCTCATTTAACTGAGCCCCTACATCTTCATTGATAAGTCCACTGTCAAGTAATGGCTTGATAGCATCAAACATGCTTATTCCCCTTTGTTAATTTTGAGATCCTTGATAAGGCGCATTACTTCCTCTTTCAAGTATTTCTCTACTTTCTTGTCGCCTCTTGCGTCCTTTGCAATATCCAACAACTTATGACCATGCTTCATATTCATCATGCCTTCATAGATTGCTTTAGGATACGCATTTGGTGCGCTAGGTTGTGCAACAATATCCACAGTGACTATTTCAAAGTCACTAACTTTGCCGTTCATGTCGTCAACGTTACCGCTGCCACGACTTGAAACGCCGAGTTTCACACCACTCTCCAACATAGTTTTAACTAATTCACCCATTGGAGTTGGTAAAATCTTTAACTTTCCGAAACCATTAGCACCATCCATCCACATACTAGTAATCATATGTGATACACGGTCTAAGTTAATCTTTAAGTCGTCTGGGTGATCTACTTCACCTAATACTGAGTAGCCACTTGTAATTTGCTCATTCAGAGTTCCGACTGCGACTTCAATCTCAGCAACGGGGTAAACACGCTCATTTGCGTTCTTTACCCCGCCCTGGATGAAGATACCCTTCATATAAAGGTTCTTCTTGTCGCCTTCACTGACAGATTCCACAACCATTCCGGCGCGGTCAAATGTCAAGTGCTCTTTGAGATAAGCCATTTTCTCTCAGATTCCTATTAAACTCTACGCTTTGTAGAGTTACGTGATTCTGCTACTGGACTTCTAGAATTTACACCATTATCACCCTTTGACGGGGCTGGTGCTTTTTCTAAGTCTGCATTGTTTTGTGCTGGGCTATTCTTAAATGATCCTGCACCTTTAACAGATGATTCACCTTTAGTATAAGCGTTGCTCGGGCCTTTTGGTCCTGTTGGAACTGATTCACTTGCACCACTGAACTTAACTGGCTTAGAATCCATTCCAGCTTGACCGCTGTTGTTTAAGTTTGTGCTTTTTGTTTGAACACCGTTGTCACCATGAGTTACAGAAACTTTCTTCAATGTGATAGCTTCCATCATAGGATCTTCTTCGCCACCCATGTCGTCATCACCGCCCATGTCATCTCCTGCCATGTCGTCCATTTCACCTTCTTCGTCATCCATGTCAACTTCTTTGTCATCACCGGCCATAATTTCTTCAAACTCAGCCATTAACTGGTCTAGTTTATCTTCTAAGTCAACAACACGGTCTTCTAGGTCTTCTTCACCATCCATGTCATCTTCGCCGGCTTCAATGTCGATTACTTCATCTTCATCGGAATCAAAGTCTAAATCATCATCTTCAGCTTCAGCCATACCTTCTTCTTCAACTGAAATCTCGTCTATCATTTCACCGACTTGACCGCCCATGCCTTGACCCATTTCATCATCCATCATATCCTCATAGATTTCGCGGCTTTTCTCAACTACGATATCGTGAAATAATGCACGTGCTTGTTCTTCGTTCTCATTGATAATCAAATCAATAAGTTGTTCAAATTTTTTGTTATCCATTGTTTGTCTCCTGAATGTAAATGGCTTTGTAGAGTTATTTAGTGGCTATCAAAAAAAACAGCACAATAAGTGCTGTTTTTTTACGTTTTCAGTTAGAATATTGATATTCATTAAATTGTTGGGGCACCTTCTGCTTTGGGTGCATATTGTTGATGTATCTTTTTAAGATAATTGACCTTTTCATAATTACGTACATCATTCATCTTACGTAATTTGCGAATTTGTTTCAATGTAAGTTTGGTCTTACGGCTTTCTCTCCACTTTGGTTTGCTGTTATCAGCACTTACGTCTTGATAACCTGCTGTAGCTGGATCGAACATTTCAAATAATTTCATACAGTTATTTATCTAAATTACATTCCCGTGCCACCTGGCGCTGGCATATTCTGTCCTGGTTGTGCTTGTCCTGGTACTGGTACTTGACCTGCCGCCGCTAGTGATGGATCCATTGGCATTTCTTCTGCGGCAGTAGCATCCTCACCTGCTTGCATATCAGTCTCAATGTCACCAACTGACACACCAATACCTCGCAAATCACTACCTTCAGGCTGAATATCAAGTTCTTTGTCGTTTTCCTCACGCCACATTTTCTCATTCTTATTGATTTCTTCTTCAGTCAATCCCAAGAAGCGTTCCATAGCAAAACGTTTACTCATATATGGATAAGCTTCAATTGCTGTAAATGAACTCATACGTGCTGTATCTAACTCACTTTGACGATAAGCCGCAAAGTTTTGTGGTGGATTAAACGTTAAGTTAAACA